GGGCGGGGGTAAGAGAACAGCTAATGGAACCTAATATAGATTTTTTTTTCAATTTTTTTCTGTAGACTAATATATAGAATTATGAATTCAAAAAAGAATTCTAAAAAGAGTTCTAAAAAGACTTCTAAAAAGATCAATTATTCTTTATATAAAGATGATCATCCTCAAACATCAACCAAAGGAACAGGATTTAAAGATAAACAAAAAGCATTAGATACTATAAAGATTATAAAAGATAGAGATCTAACTTATCAAAAACAAGTTGTCCTAACTATGTATAATAGAGCAAAATATCATCCTCATCAAACTGAAGCGATGAAAGAAGCCATGAAAGTATATTCAGAATGGTTAAAGAAATATAGTAAATAAAAAAAAAAAATTTTATAATATATATTATATAATATTTTTAATGGCGACTGAAAGAGAAAATCAAATTGCGGCGGGAGTAATTAAAGGCACAGATATATTATGTAATGGATATGCCTGTAACAGTAGACCAATGAAGTTAGAAGAAATGAGAAAAAATTTTGCTTGTACAATATGTGGGAAAATGGGAAATAATAAAGTATTAGATTGCGGACATGAATTTCATAATGATTGTATTACTACTTACTTTACTGAAAAAGGAAGTAGTAAATGCCCGGTATGTGGTAAGATATCAGCAACAGTATCAGATGTTAAATTAGGCGGCTATGAAAAGAAATATTTAAAGTATAAACAAAAATATTTACAATTAAAAAATAGCTTAAATTAAGATATAATTAAATACTATCTTTTTACGATAGCGTTATAAGTATTTTTGTTTTAATAAAAATATTATATAATTTATATTATATAAGATTATAATGGCTACTGGTAAAGTAATTCAAATTGCTTGTGGATCAAATCATTCATTAGCATTATTAGATGATGGAACTGTTAAAGGATGGGGAGAAAATAATAAAGGTCAAAGTGCTGATCAAAATTTTTTAGCTCAGGGAAGAAGAATCATTCAAATTGCTTGTGGATATGAGCACTCATTAGCATTATTAGATGATGGAACTGTTAAAGGGTGGGGAGCGGATATACCTGCCAGAGCGGATCAAAATTTCTTAGGCGAAGGGAGAAGAATCACTCAAATAGCTTGTGGAAGTGAGCATTCATTAGCATTATTAGATGATGGAACTGTTAGAGGATGGGGAGCGAATGAGGAACAAACAGAAGATCAAAATTTTTTAGGCGAAGGGAGAAGAATCACTCAAATTGCTGCCAGACAAAACCATTCATTAGCATTATTAGATAATGGAACTGTTAGAGGATGGGGAGAAAATATTTTTTCTCAAGTAGATGATCAAAATTTTTTAGCTCAGGGAAGAAGAATCACTAAAATTGCCACCGGAGTGAATTTTTCATTAGCATTATTAGATAATGGAACTGTTAAAGGATGGGGAGAGGATGATGAAGAATATCTACCTCAAACAGCAGGTCAAAATTTCTTAGCAGAGGGGAGAAGAATCGTTCAAATCGCCTGTGGAGCAAGTCATTCATTAGCATTATTAGATAATGATATTGTTAGAGGATGGGGAAGTAATGAATTTGGTCAAAGAGCTGATAAAAATTATTTATCTATAGGAAAATTTATCATTCAAATTGCTGCTGGAGATTCATATTCATTAGCATTATTAGATGATGGGACTGTTAAAGGATGGGGAGAGGATATACCTGCCAGAGCAGATCAAAATTTTCTTTTTCCAGTAGCTGCTGCTCTTCTTGCTGATCGTGATGAAGCTCTTGCGCATCTCCTTCAGTTGCATGGCCCTCCAGCTGCTCGTGCTGCTCCTGCTCCAGCTGCTCGTGCTGCTCCTGCTCCAGCTGCTCGTGCTGCTCCTGCTCCAGCTGCTCGTGCTCCTAGTAATTGGTGGGGTGATGGTCCTTATCCTATAGATTCTGACCCTGAAGAAGAAGAAGATAGAAATAGAAAAGCTCTTGCTGAGCTCGTTCGCCAACATCAGCAGCAAGGTCTTCTTGTCCATGCTGCTAGTGCTGCTCCTGCTCCTGCTTCAGCTGCTCGTGCTCATCCTCCTTCAGATTCTGACGAAGAAGATGAAGACTATCGTAGACGTAGAGAAGCTCGTGCTGCTCTATCTGCTCGTGCTGCTTCTGCTATAGCTGCTGACCCTCATCTTGCGAATTATTGGGATACTGATGATGAAGAACAAATGCAAAGATATAGAAAAGCTGATGCTGAGATAAGAAATAGACGTAGAGAAGCTGATGAGATACGTCTCCGCCATCAGCAGCGTGGTCCTGCTGCTCCTGCTGCTCGTGTTTCTCCTGCTGCTAGTGCTGCTCCTGCACCACCGCCAGCAGCACTACCACCACGAATAAACACATCAGATTGTATAATATGTCAAGAATCTAAAGATTATAATATTAATTTTAATAATCCAAAAAGAATAAAAGTATTAGGTTGTGGTCATACATTCCATGAAAATTGTATTCATGAATGGTTTACTACTAAAGGAAATCGTGAATGTCCTATCTGTAAAGTTGTATCAGCAACAGTATCTAATGTTTATTTAGGCGGCTATGAAAAGAAATATTTAAAGTATAAACAAAAATATTTACAATTAAAAAATAGCTTAAATTAAGATATAATTAAATACCGTTATATACCGGTTCTACATTTAGATCAAAAATATAATAAATAATAAGTTAATATTACATTTATAAATTCATAAATATAATATATATATGTCTTTTTCAATTTATGTTAATAGTTCAGATAAAAATCCTTCTGATCAAATTAATGATTTAACAACTAATTTTATTCTTAATTATAATACTCGTGTAATTTTAGGATTTGCTAATTTTAATATTACTGATCCAGATGCTGAGACTATTCCTGGTATTGATAATATGTCATCAGATGATATAATAAATTTAGTAAAAGTTGTTCAGAACGATAATATTAAGTCTAAAATTAGTTTATCTATTGGAGGACCAAATCATTTTGGTAATTCAGAATTATATGCTAATCCAGAACAACTAGCAAATAATATTAATAAATTATTAACAAAGTATAAGTTTGATGGTGTAGATTTTAATATGGGAGATTCTTCGGATGTTCCTTATTATTTTACTAATAATATTTCTTTATTAATTAATACTTTAAGAAGTATTAATCCAAAATTATATATAACATTAACAACTGGAGCTCAAGCATGGCTTCCTAATAATTATGAATATCAATTAATTAAATCAACTATTGATAATATAAATGCTTGGCAAGTTATGGAACATGATTTATACATTAATAAAGATAATAGTTATACCGATCAAATATATTATGATATTAATTACTATAGTAGTAATTTGAATCCAACTTATTGGAATATAAATCCAGATAAGACTATCATAATTTTAAAACCTGGTATTGATAACACTAATATTGATAATAATCAACATAAATTATCTTTATCAGATGCCTTAGATATAACTAAATTTGCTAAAGATAAAAAATATCAAGGTATTGGTATATATACATCATATATTGACAGCAAGGGTTGTGATGGAAATGATCCAAATGAATATTCCGTAGAAATTAAAACCATATTAGAATTATATCCTCCAGGACCTCCTCATCCCTTACCACCAAATCCTCCAACATCACCAAAATTAACTAAAGATGAAATTTCAAAGATTAAAGTTAATGTATCCAGAATAATGGATTATACCCAAAAAACATATGATGAACAACAATATGTCATCAATGATGTAATTAATACTTTAAAGATTGCTGTTAGTAACCCACCAGCAGATCCACAAAGTGATACTTGGAAAATTTGGGTTGATTTAGGAATTGATGTTATCTGTATTATACTTCCAGAAGTAGGTGTTCCAGCTAAAGTTGCTATGGCGGCTGAAATTGGGTTATCTATTTTTAAATCTACTCTTGATTATCTAACTGATAATTCTAAAAGCTTTAAAGACAATCCAGAATTACAATTAGATGTAGATCAAACACATCTATCTGAAAGAAATAAATATACATGTGATGCTATTCATAAATATTTTAGTTTTATGTATGATGATCCTCAAACATACAGAGATCAAGATTTTAAATATAAGGATAAAAGTTATACCCTAAGAGATTTAATTGATATTGATATACCTGAACCTGATTCAACTGTATTTTTTTCAATGGTTCAACAAAATGGAAGACAATTTAGAAATCTTATAACTGTTAGTGAAATGGCAAAAATAAAGATTTGGAATATCTATAATATCTGTGATGGTGGATATGATCCAGATCATGGATTAGAACAGGATTCTCCATTTGGATGGATTTTTAATCCAATCTCATACAAGGTTTATAATAAACGTATTCGTGGAATTAATACAGGGGATGTCGGTAAGGGAGCGCGTATATTTGCCAATGATGAAGTTTGGCATTATCATCCAGATTATGCTCATGTTGAATCATTTGGAAATAGTGATGATGATTTAGTTGGTAGCTTTTTGTTTGCTGGAAATCAATTTATTAATAGTGATAGTAATAAAGATGATGATAAAAAAAAGCCATCTCAACATGCTGGATTAGTATATCCATGGATTGTTACCGATAAATATATCTTATCTCAACGTTGGTATATAACAAATGGTCCCGTAGAAACTACATCAGCACAATATTCTCTTGCTGATGGTGATTTTATGAAATGGTTATTTATTGATGATGGATTTGGTAATGTAATTAATCCTAATGGCGCGATGTATAGATATGATATATTACGAAATGGATTATTAGATAATGGAAAGGATATTCCAGAAAACATACCATATGATGGCCCCATACAATTTCAATCATCTGATAATCAATATAAGTATCCAGGCTGTTCAGATTTATCAACTAATAATTATAATAAGATCTATACTGATGACTTTTATACATATTCTAAGTTAGGGGAAGAGGAAGGTGCGGAGGAAGAGGTTAGGGAAGAAGAGTCAATATTTAAAATCATTTGGAAATATATCTTTGGAATGTGTTGTAAGAGAAAATCTGAATAAATTTATAATTATTTAATTCATTTTCATCATAAAATATAATATTATATCTTTTATATTTTCTGGTTTTTCTATTGGTGTATTTTCTAATATAAAAATCCAATCATCTGTTTGTAATAATTTGTGAATTGGCACATATTTCTTAAAATCTTTTCCTAAAAATAATTTTTCCCAATCTAGAGGATTTATCATTATATATAAATAAAATACATCATCTTTATTAGTTGTTATACTTTGTAATACTTTACCTTTATTACTATCATAAAATTTATCACGTAGTTCATTAAAATGAGTATTAAAGGTATTATTATTATTAAAAATGTCGCGTATAATTGAATGATCAAATAATAATCTTGATAAACATTTTTTTAATTCACCTTTAATAGATTCTTCATATAATATATTTTCATTATATCCATACATATCTTTATCTTTTAATTTAAAATGACTATGTAAAATCATTCCATAGTCTATTACATTTACTTGATATCCATATGTAGGAATATCTTCATCAAATATCTTTAAGTATTTTTTATTTGTATATATAATTCCAATATTACCAGTATGTAGATCATTGTGAGTATATCCATGTTTATTCATTAAATATATAGCATAACTTATTTGAATAATAATAGAATAAATTTCATTTTGATTTTTTAATTTAGGTATTAATTTTCTTAATTCAATATCAATTAAGGAATATATTTTTCTTGAACAATATTTACTTTTTATTCTATTTTCCATATATTCTTGTTTTTCTTTTTTATTACCAGTATATTCTTGATAATGTTTACAATCATCAATAATATCATATTCATATAATTGCATAAATTGATCAGGATATAAATTTCCGAAATTAGTAGCAAAATGAATCTCTCTCCAAACTACAGATGATAAATCTTTTTTAACTTCACTTTCCAAAATTTTTTCTATTTTTAAAGCATATTCTTTTTTATCCTTTTTAACTAAATATACACTTCCCATACCACCAGTTTCTATTTTTTTAATTATTTCATAATCATCAATTTTCATTATATAATAATTTATAAAAAAATATTATTATTTATAAATTAAAAAAGAACGACATCTGAAGGAATCGAACCTCCACTCCAAAAAGGAAATAAATTTCTAGTCCATAAAAATAAAAACCATATAAGGTGCTATTAAAATTTGATTGGAAAATTATTTCGCATAATATTCTTTTTATAAAAATCGCCAAAAGGTTTCTTATTTATTTCAGCAGCATTAACTTTTATTTGTATTTCGTCATCTGATCTTAATACAAGAGTATAATCAAAATACTTATGAAGTGCTTTTGGTAGCCTGTCGAGATAACGCATATCTCCAAAAGTAGCAACTATTGTTTGAGATTTTATTTCACTAACAAAAATCTCATCCTGCGTAAGTTCCTCTGCCATCTTTAGTCGGTAAAAAAGTGTAGGAACCTCAAAATGCCCACATTTCCCTCCCTTTTGATGAATCCATTCAAACTTCTTTTCATGACCAATTGGAATACTTGTGTATGCAACGTAAAGACCTGGCTCACTGTGAACGGCGTCCATTCTTGCGTTTTAGATTAGTTTGATTAAAGAGCTAAACATAAAAGAATTCAATTTTTTCATATAAATAATTATTAATAAATTATTTATATATGACTTCAAAATTTAGTAACGAATCAACCAGATTAATCTATAATTATGCTTTTGGGCCAACACGTAATCTATTACTTGGAGCAGGGTTATGTTTTGCTATTCAAAATAAATTTTATACTCATCTTCCAATTATAGTCTTATTTCCATCAATATATGTTGGATATCATACATATAATAATAAAGATGATATTGTTATATGGGCTAAGAATATGAAAAATAAATTAAAGGCTTAATTCTTCCTTTAATTTTCATATAAATATAAAATATATATATATATATATACATATGTCACTTGAATTAAAATATAAAAAATATAAACAAAAATATTTAGATTTAAAAAATGTAACTCAAGATGGAGGGGAAGAAGAATTTTTATCTTATTCCGGTAAAACCGTTGACGGTGATGGACCAATAATAAAAAACTATTTTGAAGGTAGATATATAAATGAAAAAGGTAAATCTTTTAAAGCTAAAATTTATCAGCTTAGAACTGGAAGCCAACCTTTTAGATTAGCTATAAGAAGAATTAAAGATCTTGGATCAAAAATAATGAATTTATTTGATGAAACAGGTAGCCTTGAAATAACAGAAGAAGATTTTCAAGATTTTGCTACTAAAATATGTAATAGAGGTGCTAATTGGGAAATAAAATATACAGGCCCACCCATACTCAAATTTAGATCAAAAGAAATTGAATATAAAACTGATGAGATTATAAAATTACCAGGAATATGGGTTTGGAATGATCGCAGATTTTTTTAATTTTAAAAAAATATATAAAAAAATATAAAATAAATATATTTTTATTATGATATAAATTTATCATAATAATCACAAATTAAAGGCTTAATTCTTCTTTTAATTTCATGTATTTTGCTTTGTATTTAAGATACTTTGCTTTCCATCCTCCATATTGATAGATGTGTTCTTTAGGATCTAATTTTTCAGGTTTTAATTCTAAAGCAGATATTTTTCTTTGTTGCTTATTATGTTCAAATTCAATTTTTGTATTACCAGATTGAGTAAAATCAGTTGTATTTACATCAACTAATACACGATCTCCTGCTGGTTTTTTTAAATTCGAAACAGTATTATCCTTAAATTTATTATTAATTTCAGATAATTTTTGTTTCGCATCATAAATTTCACTTGAATTTGTTTTAACACCTAACTTATTTAACATATTAATATTTTTTTGATTCTTGAAAACAATTCCAGGGCTTGTAGCTCTTTGTTTTCTGGCAGCTTCTAATTTAGCACTTGCTTCAGCATCTGCTTTGGCTTTCGCTGCTGCTGCTTCACTTGCTTGTTTTGCTCTTGCTTCAGCTACATTCTTTTCAATTTGTGCTCTCTTTTCTGCTTTGGCTTTTGCTTCGGCAGCGGCTTGAGCATCAGCCTTTGCTTTAGCTTCTGCCGCAGCTTTAGCTTCTGCAGCAGCTTTTGCTGCTGCTGCTGCCTTGATATCAGCTTGGGCTTTGGCTTCTGATGCTGCTTTAGCTTCGGACGCGGCTTTAGCAGCTGCCGCCGCCTTGATATCAGCAGCTGCTTTCGCTGCTGCTGCTGCCTTAGCGTCAGCAGCAGCTTTGGCGTCAGCCGCAGCTTTTGCTTCCGAAGCTGCCTTTTTTGCGGCTTCTGCTTTTGCTGCTGAATCATCTGCGATTTCGCCTAAGGCAACTTTTGATATATTATTAATGGATTTTGTCATTTCATCTTTTTTTATGCCACAAGAAGCATTTGTAGCATTTGTAGAATTTTGTAAAACTCTTAATTCAGTTCTTACAATATTTTGATCTACTTGACTTAATTTACTCTTAGATGATTTTAAACCATCTTTAACATAATCTATTTTAGATCCAATTGCTGTAGATGCTTCAGTTGAACATAATTCTTTTGACATAGATTTTACTTTATCTAATTCGTTTGATATTTGAGTAGGGTCTCCTCCTTTTGGCATTATATATTAATTATATATAATAAAATTATAACTAAATTAATAATATTCATAATAAAATAATTAATAAAATTCAAGTAGCACTTCAAACGGTCTTAGAGCAGCATAGTTACTCCAGGCATCTAGTAGAATTAAACTACGTTTATTTTGCATTTTTGCTTTAATTGCTTCTAATGTTAGCTCATCTTTTTTTAGGAACGGCCGCCCCATATCTTCTTCATCCCACTCTCCAGGAAATTCATAATCTTCACAAAATGATGGATACCATTCATCGTGAATGTAAGTTGCTGCCTCTTCAAGTGTCGCAAAACTCTTCTTAAATCCGTTTTCAAAACCACTCGATAATGTTCGAGTTAGAAACGTAAAATGATACATCTTAAATTGGTTTATTGATAATAAGAAAGTAGTGTGATTAAAAAATTAATAAATCAATTTTTTAATATGCTATTAATAAGATCTAAAAAACTAATTTTCCAAATAAAATATTAATTTCATCTTTAAATTTTTGTTTCTTTAATGATTGATTTGCTAATACAATTATTTTTGATTTAACTTTTGTTAAATTGTAAGAACTTTTAAATTCATTTAAATATTTGTTTTCATCGTGTAGTGATAACAATTTAAATTCAGCATGATTTGATTTTAATTCTAATAATATATCTTTATATTCTATACAATCATAATTATTTTTTTTATATATCTTAATATCATCTTCATTAATTAAAGGATCTAATATTTTAAATATTTGTTCAATTATGTATTCTGTTTTAAAATCTAATCCTAATAATATTTTTAATATCTTTATAAAATTATCCTTACTTGGTTGCATATTATATTTTTTTTCAGGTAGATAAAAATCAAGTCCAAATAATTCTGGAATATTTTCAATAACTCTACCCCATTTATTTTTCATGTCTTGTAAAGTTTCTTCTTTTGTTATAATATTTATATTATTATAGAGACCATAAAAATCTTTTAACTTAACATGCCAGGTATCTCTTATTTTAAAATTACCTGTATCATCCATTATAAAATAATTTAATGTATTTAATATTAATCTTTCTCCACAATCTGTATATGATATACTTTCATTTACATCAATTTTAGTTTCTTTAATATATTTAAATAATGGCTTACTTGATATAAATATTTTATATTTACTTTCTGCCGGAATAGCTTGTAAATCAATACTTTTATTATTATCTATTCCATTATTTCGAATTGATATTAATGTTTGTCTTACATTAAAACGTAAATATTTGTTTTTTTCAGAACAACCTAAAAAATAATCAAATAACAAATATTGACTTATTTTAGATGGCGACGTTGATTTAAATTCATTATTTGTTTTATATAATATATATATGTTATAAACTAATTCAAATACTAATAATTGTTTAATTGCGTCCTCATCTTTTTTTATAAGATAATTCAACGGCTTAAGATCTTTATCATTTTTCCTATTAAAATAATAATCATATTGATTAATAAAACAAGCATAATTAAAAGAATCTATTAAATTTGGATTTTCTTCAACATAATCATAGATATATGATACTATTTTTAGAATTGTATCTTTTTCTGATTCAACTATATCCTTTAATTTTGTCCTAATATTATATTCTAAGATACTAATTGCTTTATGTTTATCTTTGAATTTATCTTTAACATTATCAGGAATTATTGTATCTTCTTTACATCTTAATACAAAATTAATTAGTTTATTATCTGTATTATCTGATTTTGAAAAATCTCCTGTAAAACTATCTTTATAATTATATGATATTTCATAACTTGGAATATTAATTCCATACAATTTTTCTTTAGTATCAAATTTTATACAATACAAGTTTTCTTCTTTATTCTTATCAAAATCGTTATTTTTAAAAATCCTTCCTGTTCTATTCATAGTTTCTGGAGGAGGTATAGTCGGATCTGTAGTATTTCCTGTCTTATTTGTAAGTATATATGTATCTTTTTTAACACTCACTGGATCTGATTCATTAAATTTAATTATTTTTTTTTCATAATCTCTAATTTTGAAATTAGCTTGATCAGAATCATCAAATTTATCTAAAATTTTTATTATATCAGGTAATATATTCATAAATATTATTTTTTGCCAAAAATTATCAGTTGAATCATCGTATTTTATTTCATCATTTTTTGTATCAATTTTATATAATATATTTTTTAATGTATTAAAGTAATATTTTGATTCATCATTAGATGAATTAATTTTTACAAAATCTATAAAAAAATTTGTTTTAAATAAATAATAAGATTCAAACATATCATGAATTTTTGTTGCTGAATCCATATCTTCTATTAATAAATTATCTTCTATTATAACTGGATATGGTTTTTCTAATTTTTTAATTTGAAAATCATCTGTTAATTTAAGTAAATCAAAATCTTCATCTTTTTTATAATTTATCAAAACATAATTTTTATCATTTATTAATATCATATTATTTTTATAATCATTATATAAGTTTGGAATAGGCATAAAATAATCAAGAATTTTTTTTATATCTTCAAGTGATTGCTTTTTATTTAATTCTTTTAAAAATGATTTTTCAGAATTCATATATTTATCATATTCCGGGGGTGGTGGTTTTAAAGGATTAATTGTATTTGATCTTATAAATCCTCCAATTAAAGGATTTATTGAATCAATATATTCGTTATTAAATATATTTTGTCTATAATTCATATAATTGTTTTATATAAATTTTATAAATTATATTAATGAATCTATTAATACATTTTTTAATTTATCTCTTTTTAGATAATAATTTATTAAATAAAGATATCTTCTATAATAATAAGATATATAATATTAAATTAGATGTATGTAATAATATACATCTAAATAAATCACCAATAATATGTAATAATTTTCATACAATTAATACATTTAATACATTAAATAAATTTAATAATACAGTTGAAAATTGTCAATGTATTTATAGTTATAAAATAAAACAAGAAATAAGTCTCTATAAGATATTAATATATACTGGCAATAAAATAATTATATTTTGCGGAATGAATTTAATAATTTTTATATTTCTAAAAACTCAAGATATAAAAAATAAAAACTTAATTTTTAATCAAATTACTATGAAAATAAATTATGATTTCAATCTTGATAAGTGTTCAATTTGTTATAATATATATAAATTTAATACAAAAATTTGTAAAATTCGAAAATGTAATCATATTTATCACGAAGATTGTATAAAAGAATGGATTATTGAATATAATAATAGAACCTGTCCATTATGTAGATCTATAGTCTAAATATCATTTAAGGTTAAATCTTTTTTTAAAAGTTTTTATATTTTCTCTTAAGCTGGTAGATGATCCCCATAACAAATGCATACTTAAACTTCCGCGCGACATGAAGTCGTTGAAATTTTCAGACCTACTATGGCGTAAAATATATCTATTGCGACGATCCTTATCATGATGAATGGTGTAATCCGAATATCCCGCCGCTCCAAAAGGAACAGTTTTAGTTTTTCCATCTTCATATGTAAATATAGCATCATATTTTTTAGTAGCTAAATGAGATTTTACAACTTTTAATTTCATATAATATAAAAAAATAAAATAAATCTTTTTAATTAGATAAATAAAATGTTAATACATTTGAACCTTCATGATTAACAGGATGCCTTTTAGAAACATCGTCATAATTTTCAATAAGTCCATTAATATATTCTTTAATATTATTTTGTAATGTATCAATATCAGCTTTAACTGATGTAATATCAATTGTGTATCCAACAACTTCATTAATATAAATCTTATCCAACTCTTTTTCATAATTTTTATTATATCTATTTAAAGTTTCTTGATCTAATACTAATACTTCAAAATCATATGATGATCCTTTTTTTTTCCAAATAATAGGATAATTTATAGTTTGAATCTCATTCGGATCAAAATTATACTCCTTATTAGATTGAAATAAATACCAAACTGTTTCATTTAGACAATTACTTATTTTAGTAGCCGGACGAGAATAGCTTATTATACTAACTTTATTATTATTCTGAATTAAAGATAATAATTTTTCTTGATCCGAAACTTCTGATGCCTTAATTGTATATTTCGCATCAGAAATTGTATCGGTTTTTATCTTATTAATAATAATATTATCATTTTCTAATAGACATTTATATTCTCTACTCCAATGTCTTCCGTATCCTGTATTAAATTCTGTATCTTCGTGTATTTCAAATAATATATACCATTTTGAACCTTGAATATCAACCTTACCCATAACTTTCCCCTTCTTTTGAAATAATTCAATTTCCTGTAATTTTTCCTTTGATAACCAATTAATAGAATTATGATCAATTAAATCTTCAAAATCCCCAATGTCAAATTCTCCTTCATTATCTCCCACTACAAAAATTGGCGGAACTGAGCCATAATCATCTACTGCTGTATGTAATTCTATTAATTGATGACCGTCAAAAATTAATTTATTATTATTTCTGTAGTCGTCGTTTCCAAAATGAATTACATCTCCACGAGTCATAAATGATTTAGGATCAAATGTTTTTGTGTAGTTCTTATTTGGGAATAAACTATTTGAATATTCATATAAATCTCTGGTCGGATTGTAAGTATACATTGGACCTGGTTTCTGTTCAGTAGCATTTAAAATTGCTGTATATATATGCTCTTCTGTATTTTCATGTAATGAAGGCATCTTATATTGAATAAAATCGAATGATTTATGGCGAGAAACAATATAATTCAATTTTTATATAAATTTCAAACCGTATATTCATCAGTTAAAGGAATAATTGGTACATCATTATCCTTAAATGATTGTATTGCTGCTAAATGATCTGTTTCTGCTCTTATTAATGGATCATAAATAATACCAATATAATTAATATCATTTCTATGTTTAAAATATAAATATAAGTTCATAATATTTGAAGCACTATCATCCACAAATATAACTAGTTTTGGTTTTGACGATAATTTAGATATAATATAATCTGTTGCGATCTCTTTATTATATCCAGCTGAAATAATATTATTACATACTCCAATTGTTGTACCTTCAGTATGTTTAATTTCAGTTCCAATAAAAGAATAGATTTTTGCTTTATAACAATCAGCTTCTTTAAAATTTGAAAAAGGAATTTTTAATCGGCCTTGCATTTGTCCAGCTATTGATCCTAAGGCAGACGAACCACTTCCAGCCGCCGTATTTATATACCATTTTATATTTCTACTATTTAAATCATTTATCATTGCTAATGTTTTTTCTTTTCCACGAATCGTAATAGGTGCTGTCATACCAGTTCCTTCTTTTGCTGTTAATGTTTGATCATAATCAAACATTACAATTATATCATCTGTGCTATAACCAGATTCATTTATTAATTTTGTAACTGGACTTAGCGAAATATCTTTTGATAAAAAATATATTTTAGATGATATGCCACTACCTTTTAAACTTAATTCTTTTAATTGTATATATTTTTTTTTATACTTTAAATATTTTTGTTCAAAACTCATTTATATATATAAATAAAAAAAATTAAGACCAATCAATATTCATATAATCATTATTATATTGTCTTGTTACATATATATTGTTAAGGAATTTTTGATTCATCAATTACCAAAAATTTCTTAACCAGATCCTAAATATCGCACGGAAAAGAAATGATATTACAAGCAAGACAAAATTATAAGTTTATGAACTAATTTTTTATTATAAATATATCATTATATTTATAATATGAAGATTCAATATATATCTGATATCCATTTAGAATTTCTTTCAAAAATACCAGAAATAAATCCTGTTGGAGATGTACTTGTTTTAGCTGGTGATATTGGCCATCCTTTTTCTAACATTTATATAGATTTTTTGATTGCTATGAATTATAAATTCAAAAAAATATTTATAATTACAGGTAATCATGAATTTTATAGTTTAGGTAAAAATAAAACCATGGAAGAAATTGACGATAAAATAAAAAGTATTATTAATGATAATAATCTAAATAATATAACTTATTTGGATGATTCATATGAAGATCATGAAGGGTTTCGTTTTTGCGGAGCTACTTTATGGAGTAAAATAATTAATAAGAAGTATTTAAATAATGATATGACGATGATTAAAGATATGAATATTGAATTTAGAAATGAATTATTTAATAATAGTTATGAATTTATTAATGAAGTTATAAATAATTCTAATTTACCAATTATTATGATAACCCATCATTTACCATCTTTTGATTTGATTAATTCTGTGTATAGAACTGAAGAATATATAAATTATACTCAATGTTATGCCAGTGATTGTAGTAAGTTATTTAAAGAACCTATTAAAATATGGATCTTTGGACATACACATAAAGAATGCGATAAAGAAATAAATGGAATCAAATTTTTATGTAATCCAATCGGATATCCGGATGAAAATAAAATAATTGATTACTGTAAGGTTATAGAAATTTAGTTATAACTTAATCAAATATAAATATATTTATATTTGATTTTTTTGAAGTAGACCCTACCAAGGCTCACTCATCTTTTCAGAGCCTTTTAAGAGCTCCTTTTTGTTCTTCGTCAGCAAGATTTTGCGATAAATTTCAAGCAAACGAGGGTCTTTCGTTTTTGCAAACGAGCAGCGGGGTTCTACTTGCTTTTTTGCTAAGTCAACAAGCTCGCCATACGTTAGCGTGTGAGTTTCGCTTTCAGGAATAGCCGTTCCGTTACACGAGCAGTGACCAAACCTTTCAAGGGCAAATTTGTGGACTGGAACACAGTAGGTCACCAAGAAACCACCCACATCTTCGCCGTCCCTTATTGCTTCTCTTAGCACCAACTTCACCACAAAAGCCTCCTTCCCGTCATGCTTGAAGGTCCACTTTTTCCCTTCGTTCTCTTTTTTGGCGATCCTCCCGTCTTCCAAGATCCAGGCAGTCTTTGTCTGGTCAACAATTCTCCCCCAAGACTTGCCATCTAACCCAAACAATGCGTCGCCAATCGCAGGGACGGGGACGGGGGCGCCACCAACGCCGCCGCCTCCGCCGCCGCCGCCGCCTCCGCTTGCGCTTGCGCTTGCGCCGCCGCCTCCGCCTCCGCCTCCGCTTGCGCTTGCGCCGCCGCCTCCGCCTCCGCTTGCGCTTGCGCTTGCGCCGCCGCCTCCGCCTCCGCTTGCGCTTGCGCTTGCGCCGCCGCCGCCGCCGCCTCCGCTTGCGCTTGCGCTTGCGCCGCCGCCGCCGCCTCCGCCTCCGCTTGCGCTTGCGCTTGCGCCGCCGCCTCCGCTTGCGCTTGCGACGTCAGCTGCTGACTCCTCGACATCAGGTGCGGCAGCGTCAACCTCGTCGGCGCGAAATGAAGATGTAAGCGAAACCAGAGTCTCCAGCAAATCACTTTGTTGGATTTTGGTCAGCTTTCCCTTCTCCAGGTCCTCCACCAGCCCTAAGAGCAGTGCTTTCACCTTGTCAGTCATTGTGCGCGTGAATTCTTGTAATAAAAGCAAGTGAATCGTAATATTAATATTTTTTTCAATTTTTTTAATAATTTAAATAATCAAAAAGAAAGCATCTTTAATATCTTTGAAACAGTAATTATAAATTAAAGTCTTAAGTATATTATATCCTTTGAATGATTTATCTTCTTTAGCTTTTAATTTTAATTGATATTTAGCATAGGTCATTAATATTTTTAGATGTTGATCTAATTTTTCATCCGTATAATTATGTAATGCTACAACAGCAGCACTATTATTTAGATCTCTTACTTTTATTTCTACTTCAATACCATCTATAAATTGATTATAAATATAATACATATTTTTTGAATCAGTTTTATTACCAATCTTTTCAAATTTAAAATTATATTTATTTAATAATTGACTAATTTGAATAACCTTTTCAATTGTCATTGGCTCAAATAATAAAAAATAATCGATATCACTTTCACCAATTAAATTCATTTTTGCTGAATATGATGAGGCAACTGTTGATGTTATTTCTTCATTATGTAATTGTTTATAATCTTCTTTAATATCTTTTATTATTATTTTAACTTTTTCATTAACTGGATCGACTGTTTTATTTGAATATTCTTCTCTCTCCTGATAATATTTTTCCGCTTTTTCCTTGTGTGTTTCTAATAATGGTATAATGTATTCATTAAATTTATTAACTAATATACCTAATTCTTCATTAATATTACTATTCTTAAAATTTGTTGTGCTATATATTTTTTCTAATTCAATATTTAAATTTTCCACAAAAGTATTGTTCATGTATATTATAGGTTATAAAAAATATTAGATAAAAATTGAAATTTATTTTGTTATTGAGATTTATATAATTACCATTTTCATATACCATGGACGGCATTTCCGTGTTTGGCGCTCTGGCGTTCGTAGCAGTGGTTCTCTACGTGGTTCAACAGGCTCCGCACGCTTCGTGTGTTTTCTGCCGCGGGCCCATCTTTCCCAACAGGGAACACCGCTGCCCACTGTGTGTGTTGTGTTTTGTGACTGACCCGCGTGACGACGACTTTCGTGGCGGTGTGCGCATTCGTGTCCACGTGGAGCCCGCCCGCAACGTGCTCGGTGCGGGCGGGCTCGGTGCGGCATGCGCACTGCTGGAAGCAACTCCTGCTGCTGCTACAGGAGTTGCTGCTGCGGCGGTTGCTTTGGTAGGCGAGCCGGTTGCTGCTGCTACCAATGATGCGTTAGCCCTTCTAAGGAGATTGTTGATGAGATCTACTGAGGCGGTGGCTGCTTTGTGCGAGGTAGTAGAAATTCCGCGGACTGCACTTGTTTCCTTTCAACCTCTTCTAACTCCTCTTGTCCTCCAAGCACGAGCCATTGCGGCAGGAGTTCTTCGCATTGAGGAGACTGAAGATGAAGGGCCCATCAAACCAGGGCACGAAAACTGTCCTACGTGTGGAACTGGCACCTACCGACGGCAGATGGTGTTGAATGTAGCAAGTCGTCAGGCGCGGCGCCTACGTCCGAACCTCTTAAGGGTTCCCTCGGCAAAAGGAAGAAACCAAGGCAGGTGTGTAATCTGTTTTGAGGACTTTGAGCGGAGCGGAGAGCCAATTGCCATGATCCACGACCACGGGCACGGACACTTTTACCATTCGGCGTGTATCAACATGTGGTTTGACCAGTGCGAAAGGAATCCTGGCAGGCTTCTTAGATACACGTGTCCCTTGTGCGGGCTTGAAGAATAAAGGAGGGAATTCATTTTTAGATTAACATATTTATGTTAATCTAAAAATAATAATATTTAATAATATATGAGTAGAATAATTAATTTTGATAACGCTCGCAGAATTCAAAATTGTTCTAATTTATGTTATATAAATTCTGGTATTCATTTATTATATTCTTTAGTTGAATTTAGAGAAAAAGTGTATAATACAAATTCTATACCAATATATGCGACAAATTATATAGAACAAAATAAAATATTATATTATTTAAAATATATTTTTTTATTAATGAATACAGATTTAACTCCCAGTCATGATAGATATGATGTGGACGACGACAGAATAAAGTGTGAACGGAATCAATCTAAAACTAGTAATAATTTATTTTATAATGAAATATATTATCCATTTTTAAAATTAATTATATCTAATGAAGCATCTTTAACAGAATTAGAAAGTTGTGGTGCAAGTCAAATATTATTTATGGATATTATAAAAAAGTTAAGTTTTATATCAAATAATATATTTTCATTTAATCCTGATTTTCAGGTAGGATCTTTTGATAAAACAAAAATGTCAATTACTAAATTTTTTGAAGACAATTCTATAAGATGGAATGATATACAAACATATTCAATTATTCATGATGATTATACTGGGTGGACAGAATCTGCTATTAATAACTATATAAAAAAGAAATTTACAATTAAGCGGGGTGGAAATAATTATGAATATGAATTAATTGGATGTATAATATCGGGAAGAGGTCATTTTTGGTCGTATATTAAAGATTCAAAGTTTCAAAAAATAGATGATATTGGAAAGAGAGATTCAATATTGTTTGATAATATAAGTGGTAATCCATATTATTTATTATATAAACAATCAAACTATTTATATGTAGATAAGTATCCAATTAAAATTCAAATAAATAATCTTGCGAATATATCAAATAATATAAAATCAGATAATATATGTAAGGAATGTGCAGTAGAAAATTTACCTACTGCTACAGTATGTATTGTATGTAATACTTCAATAATACCAATAGAATTTTTAAATAAAATAATGAATCTAAATTATTCAATCATTAAAAAGTTAATTAATTACAGATTTAATACGGTAATTTGTTCTTTTTGCCAGGGTATAAATAAATTAAGTGACAAAAATTGTAAAGTATGTACCATTGATTTTAGTTCTAAACATCCATTAACGACAAATATTTAATAAAATAATATGCTAATATATAAATATATTAACGTAATAAAACTTATTGCTACCGCAGTGGCAGAAAACATTCATATTACTGGATGTTTAATGCCTATTCAAGACACTCTCCCTAATGGAACATTATATAAATTATTTTTTTAAATTTTTAGATTATTATATACTTTAATATTATAATGTTAAAAACATTAAAAGATAAAATAATTGAATTAAACGATAAAAAAGATAATATAAAAAAACGAAAAAAAGAAATAAACATTTTATTTAGAAGAGTTTTTCCTCGTTATTGGACATGTTTAGGATGTAATACTGATAATGAAGAAATAATTAGTATTTGCTATAATTGTGGTATTGAAAGTGCTACTGAAAAAGATTTAATTGATAAGGAAGCAAATGAAACTAAAGATGAAATTGGGATTGAACCTACTGAATGGCAATGTAATGATTGTACTCTTAAAAATAAATCTTCAGATACTGTATGTAGTGCTTGTGGAAGAACTGTTGATTCTTTTAAACCACCCTTCTCACCTCCTGGTTGGAAGGGTTCAATTTCAGAAGAAAATCTAAGAAAAAAATTAAATGATTTTACAATGGCATCAATAATAAAACCTATTAAAGTTGATTCTAAATCAGTATCTGTACCTATACCTGGAATTGAAAATTGTGGAAATTCATGTTATATAGCAGCTTCATTACAAGCGATACTTTCTGTGCCAGAAGTAAAAAGTTTTTTTACCTCTAAAAATTTTTTATTTGATAATGTAAGACAAACATATTCGCAAGGTTATGCTGGAGATTTTGCCTTAGTGTTTTCTGGTATAGCACATGCTCACAAAATTAATAAATATACTTTAAGAATCGGATCATCGCTTAGAGGACCTACATCCTCAATTAATACTTTAAAAAATATATTATCACGGAATAGAGCGGGAGAAGAATTTGCTAGTGACCAGCAAAAAGATTCAATTAATTTTATGGAACACTTTCTTGATGGTCTATATGAAGACACAAAATATACTACCGCAAGTGAGGGAAAAGATTGGAAAAATGTAAAATTTCAAACTAAACGCAATATAACACCTAGATCACCCATTCGCGATCTGTTTGGTAATGTAGAGGTTCAACGTTATAGATGCTTAGATAATTGTGAATATACAAAAGATATTCGTCGATTTATTTCAGTTAAACGAATAAAATTACTTGGTAATACTCTTGAAGAATGTATAAAATCTTCTGAGCAGAAAAGAATCAGTCTCCTTACTTGCTATGTTTGTAAAAAAGAAGGAGCATTATACTTTAAATTTCTATTGGAAAAACCATCAAACGTACTAGTGTGGCATATTGATCGTTCGGTAGATTTAATGAAAAAGGATGAAACGCCTGTAAGTATACCTCTTGTAATAAAAAGTTTAAAAGAATTACAAATTTTCTCAAATGATAAAGAACCAGATGTAGCATATGAATTAAATGCTGTAATATTACATTCTGGCACCAGAACAAGCGGTCACTATATTGCTATTGTACGGTCACCAAACAAGATGAATTGGCTTAAATGTGATGATAGTAGAGTATCAATATTTCCTGATTTTGAACAATCTATGGAGACTGGAATTATTGATTCCTTTACGGTAACTACTACCGTTTATATAAAAATAGGCATAGAATGGACATGCTCTTTATGTACTTTAAAAAATAAACCAACTTCAACAGAATGTAGTAGTGGATGTGGGATAAAGGCACCAAAAATATAAAATAATAGTTCAATAAATTTTTGTCCTAATTATAGTTGTCTTACACATTTCTAACATTTTTTTTGTTCTTCCAACTTCTCTCCAATTATCATAACAATTTTTAATTTTTAATTCTCTTGAAGCACAAATTAGGTCATCTGAACATTCGTCTATAACTAAAAAAAATATATCTTTAATAAAATCATAATCAAAAATTTGTGGAGTTATCTTTCTCAATTTTGAAATATTTAAAGCTTTTAATTTTGTCAAGTAAGTAAAAGCCTTATCAGTAATTTTAGAACACATCGCAATATTTAATTCTATAATACCTGGAATATATTGAAACGCTTCGTCAGTAATATTAGAATTATTTATTATATTAAGGTATTTAAGACTTGTTAAATATGGAAATGCCTTATTTGTAATTTTATTACAATAACTGACTTCCAGTCTTTTTAAGTCTTTACTAAGATGTTCAAAAGCTTTATCTGTTATATAATTACAGTTATTCATTATAAGACATATAATTCCTTTTAGATATTGAAAATCATTATCAGTAATAGAATTACAATTACTAATATTTAGATATTTTATTCCTTCTAAACATTTTATATCATCAGAAGTAATCTTGGTTGTTCTGCCATTTGGACTACTGAATTGATATGATCTACATTTAATATTTGCTGCTTTAGCTTTTGGAAAACATTGTCTCCATTTACTAATATCTCCTAAAATAACTGTATTAATATCATTCCACACATACTGTGTGATTGTTTCTTTAAACTCACTACACACTAATCTACCGGGCAAAATATCTTTTGTTGATAAAAATGGAAACAAAGGCTCATGAAAAATAGATAGATATCTCATAAAAAGAGATTCTTGTGGAACTTCACCAGCCATTGTTAAAACGAAAGCAATGTTATGCTCTAATTTTTGTTGTATTAGTTGAATGGGGTAGATGAAATATTACATAATTTTTCAATTTTTTATTTTGAAATTTAATTTATCATAAATCATAATGAAATGTGAAAATAATATAACATATTATATGGAATCTGAAAAATTATTAAATGATAAAATAAAATCTGTAAATTATGTATCTCATGAATTATTAAAAAATATAACAACAATCTGGAATAGATTAACACCATTAGAACAACAATATTTGAATAAAAAAGTAAAATTAATAAGTGATATGTTAACATCTCGTTTTGATAAATTAAAATTTATAACTGATTATAATATTTTAGAAAATACCCGTCATTACGTTTTAAAAGTTGAAAGAAATTTTATCTTACCAGATAATCCTAATTTTTCTTCTTCTACTGAAATAAAAAAAATTATTAACACAAAAATGGACTGTAAATTACATTTTAAATCTGGAGAAATAAAAAAAGATATTAATTTAGTATTCTATTACAATAATAAAGATAATAGAGAAATATTATACAAAAACATTAATAAAATAATAACTAGATTATGGAATTTATTATTAATATTTGGTGAAAGAAAAACAAATAAAAATCTAAATGATACTGTTAATCAATTAGCATCTTATCCATATGATTTTACTACTCCAAAAGATTTTGAATATCATTTTTTTTTATACAACAATGTAAGAAAAGCAAATAAAAATAAATCTGGTTCTGATTACTTAAATAGATTACATAATACACCAATGAAATGTGCAAATACAAGTAGTGGATTAACAATTTTTTTTATAAACATTGGTGATTCTCAACCAAAAGTAATTGTCTCAAGATTAGAAGAATCATTAGGACTTTTAACACATGAATTTATGCATTCCTCATATTTATTTCCAGGTTATTTTAGTGGTACATTTAATATAAATATAAATCTTAATACAAATGAAATGTTTATAAATTCATTAGCTACAATTTTTCATAGTTATTTAATTAGTAAAGAATTAGGTTTAAATTTAAAAAAAGTTATTCTTAATGAATTAATACATTCAATTAATCATTCTATAAGGCTTGAAAAAATTACTGGAATTACTATGGAAAATATATTTAGAATCGAAATTATGCCCTGGAAACCTATATACAATCATATATGTCCAATTTGTACTTATAAAAATCCTTTAACAAAACAAATCTGTGAAGCGTGTGGTGAATATTTACCAATTACGAATCCAAAACAATTTATATTTGAATGGAAACAAAACGCTTATCTATATGAATATATTATTGGTAGAATGTTAATTTTAATAAATATAGATATCATTTTAAACGATACAAATAATGAAATATTACAAATAATTTTATCAAGAAAAAATACTTTTCAAATTAATCAACAAAACATAGAATTAATTAATAATTTTATTAAACAAATACATCAAAGAAATGATACATTTTTAAGTTTATATAATCATATTAAAAGTCTAAATTATTTAAATAGTTGTAAAAATTGTGTAAAAGAAGATGATACTACATGTGGTCATATGATAATGCAGTATTTCTTATTAGATCCAATTGAAGTACCAGATGAAAAAAAAGAAATAAATTTGTATGGTGGTTATTATAAAAAATATTTAAAATATAAATCAAAATATCTTCAATTATCTAAATTAATTAAAAATAATAAATAAAATATATATAATAATATATAACATGCCAGTTATTCCAATGGAAATAACATATCCATCTGGTCATATAGAAATATTTGATGTATCAAATACATCAAAAATAAGCGACATCTTATCTTGGTTTACTATAACTATTTCAGATGATAGTTTTGTAAAAATAAATTCAATATATATTCTTCCAGCAAGAACTACATTAGCAGATATAAATTGGTTTAGTCCTAATACAAAAATAAAAATAGAAGACAGAAGAATTATTTTTAAAGGATTAATTACAAAATTACTTGATGCTGTAACTAATAATGATATACCAAATTATGATATATTAAAAAAAGCAATTAATGATATTATAAAAGAGTATTTAGATAATAAAATAATTTATAGTATAGATATTAGTAATAGTTAAAAATTGAATATACAAATTTATAAAGATATATTTGTATAGAATAATAACATGGCTTACAATTATGGCAAAGATTATATCTTTCAGAAAAATTTTGAAACTGTTTTAAAGAATCTTGTTAACAAAAATATTATTTATAAAACTCAATATATTGCTGACGAAGAGACTCAAATTGATGGTGATGGACCAGAATCATCTTGGCAAATAATATGTTTGTGTATTGAAAAAACTGATGACGATTATATTTTTCATCTTTTTCAAAGTGGATATTTACGTGCCTATTCTTATCCGTCATTACAGGTTGTTAATAAATTTAATCTTTTTTCTCAGAAATTATCTCAAATAAAAGAAATTGGGATATCAATCTATAATAAACCTGCGAGTGAAATTAGTAATTATATAAGAATGTTTAATGATCATTATTTTGCTGGATTAAGAACTTCTGATCCGGATTTAATTAGTGATCTTAAAAGTTTGTCATTACAAATAGATGATCTTGAAATAATATTAGATGCTACTTATAAAAAAGAACGAATTCAAAGAGATAAAAAATATGAAGAATATCTAAAATCAGATGAATATAAACAATATCTTCAAATTGATAAAGAATACAAAGAAAAATTAGCCGAAGAACATAAAATAAAGGAAGCAGCAAGATTAAAAATATGGGTTGATCAATATGGTGAAGAATTAGGAACACAATATTTTAATAGACTTTAATTTATTTATTTATAAATTAAAGTTCATATCTAACAGATAATTCATCAACATATTGAAGTTGATGATATATTAAATATCCTAAAACATATCCACAATTATGAATATCTGTAATTGTTTCTAAATAATTTTTTAATTCATCTGTTCCTGATAGGTTCTTTTCAAATTTAGTTATATCTATTTTATCATCATAATAATTATCTAACTTTTCCTTTATCTTTATTTCATCTGTCTTTTTCCAAATATGAATTAATTCATCATCATCTCTTCCATTATAAGATAACCCTTCAAAATTTAACATATCACTACTTGATTGAATAGCAAATTTAAATTTATATTCTAAGCCTGTATTAAAGAAAGCATAACGACCCATCTTATAGTTGAGATAATTAATAATAATAATAAAAGAATAA